GTTTTTTCAATTATCAGTGTTGTCTGGGGTGATGTACAAGAGCTTCTTCTTCATTGTGGAGTTCTGGCTTATGATACTTGATTGTGTTCTTTGTCAAGAGTTTATGATGTATTTTCTTGCGTAATTTGTGCAACTAAAGGTTAGGCCCTTCTCTCTACTTATAGTTCGCTCCTTCTAGCCGAGGTCCCTGTTTCTTTTAGTACAGATTGTAATTTATTACTTTTGTCGTACTTTTAACCCATACCTTCTTCGGCTGCATGTTAAAGTCTGATGGATGCTGATCATCCTTAAGGTTTTATTTTGAGTTGTTTGTTTGTAGACTAGTGTACTATGTAGTCGGCCGCGATATTCCAGTTAATTTATTAAGTTAGACCTGGACCGGTGTCGATCTGTTAGCCTTATGATAGAGTTAAAATATGTTGTTGCTCGTAAGAGTGATGATTAATGCTTTCTCGCTGTCCCTCAGAAAAAGCGATAGGCAGTTGTGTGACCGGGAGAGCGCACGACCCGAAAGACCTCCCGCCAATGCGGAATTCGTTTCGCCCCTAGCTGTGTTGGAAGTTGACGCCCATGCTCCCGTCTTCCGCCCGACCCTAGTTTTAGAGTCTCAGGTTCCTGATGAGCCCTTACAGGCCAAGCATCAAACTGATGTCAATACTCTAGCAGATTCTTCTGCCACTGTGTTCGTTGGAACTTCTTGTTCTGATCCTCTTTCTGCCTCTGTTCCCCATACCCCTTCCTCGCATGACCCCCTTGCTGAGGTCTGCAATTGTGAATCTTGCCTCCAATCGTACTCAGTTCTTGAGTCACTTTTTGAATTTATTCACCGTTGTAACGTCGTCAACCGATATGGTGATGACAATTGTGTCGTACCAATTAAGTCTGAAGCTACTATTGCTGATGATGAGTTTTGGTCCACTGCTGGCTCCGCAACCAGCACTGTTGATGAAGTAGTTACTACTTCAACAACTCTTATCCCGCCACCTGTAGAGGTGGAACTACCTGAAGATTCTTCACATATGGGAAAGTTGAATAGAAAGGAGAAGAGACGTATGGTTCTTGCCAAACGTACTCAACTCTTATCTGTTCCTAAACCTTCAATCGAAGCCCCGCACGAAAAGTCTCAATGTTCTAAGTGCTCCGATTTGTTTCTCGCTCAAACTACACCTTATAAGTGTCATGATGAGCGTGTTCGTATAGATGTTTTGCAACTAATACAACATACCCGTCCTATTCTCTTTAATAATACGTTGCAAGTTGTTCATATTCCTGATGTTAAATTCATACAGGATCTTTTGTTTATTCATTTTCCTCTTCATACTTTTCTTTATTTTTCTCATTATAGTCTTGTTTCTCGTGCTCTTTATTTTGTTACTGTAGATGATACTGAT